TCAATAATAATTCCACCAGAAGTCGCAATTGAAGAAGTTGTATCACCAAGAGATAAGAAAGTCGCTTTGATGTCTAGAGTTCCACCAGCACCACCTATGATCAAGGTTCCATCAGATATATCTAAAGTTCCATCAATTGTAAATGTCTTGCCAGAAGGCATGGACATATTCGATAAAACTGCTTGAGTTGAGTTATTGTTACCACCAACGGTTGCGTTGGTCAAGTCCAATTTTAATGTATTGTTGTAACGAGAAGTTTCCAGTACCAACAGACTATTTACAGACCCGACTAAAGTGCCTTTATCAGTAGTATTTAATGTACTCAACACACCCAGTTCACTATCTAACTCGTTGATAGAACTAACAATTGTTGATTTTGTCGTCGTTGTTAGTGAACTGAGAACACCTAGTTCACTATCTAACTCGTTGATAGAAGAAACTAGGTTTGCCTTGTTGGTAGTCGTAAGAGTATTAATGACACCAATTTCAATGTCATGTTCATTAACTGCACCTACCAAACTAGATGAGTTTGTAGTTAGACTACCAATATTACCTATTTCATATTCTACTTTATTCAGTAGTTCTAATAAGCCACCAGTCAGGTCATCAGAACTTAATGTAGTATTCGCTACTAGTAGTGAGTTATCGCCTATTTGTAAACCGATTTCGTTAGTTGCGACACGCCATGCGTCGAAAGTATCGGTTTTTGTTACATTAATTATTGCCATCTGATGATCCTAATGTTTTTAAAATGTCTGAAAGTAACTTCTTTACTTCAGCTAGTTCATTCCGAATCTGGTCTATATCAGATTCGCTTTCTTTACGCTTTTTCTTATCTGCAACTGCTTTTAAGTATGCCTTCTTATTAGTATTTATTACAGCTTTAGAGTGGAGGTCTCTAGAAAGGTCTCTAGAATCCTCCACTTTTATCAGTTCAGAAACACTAATCCCTTCAGATTTGTTTTTCTTACTCATTATATTAACCGTAGATAGCAATTGCTCTGAAGTCTTTACAAGTTGGTACGAAAGAACTATTAGAAGATTTCAGCACAATTTTAAACGCCATACTGTTAAATTCCACACCACCTAATTCGGAGTCGATAGTAAATTCAACTTCTTCATAGTAATTAGGGTCTTCGCTGAATTCAATGACTGTATCGGGTTGTTGAGCAATCCAAGGCAGACCATCAAAATTAGCATCAGATGCTGATTGTACTTTATAGTAAAGTTCTATATCTGTGTTTGAAGGGCGGTTTGTAGAAAGAATGACCTTGATTTGGTTAGCATCCTCAGCAAGTGAAACTCTTCTAGTAACATATTTAGACTGAGCAGATCCACCAGTTGCACTAGTTTCTTCAACAAAGTTATCTACAAAGTTAAAACCTTCAACAACAGTGTCTGACGGATTGTCGATTAAGTTAGCGACCGCAAACACCGATACTCTATCCAAATCAATCACTGGAGACAATGTCGACTTATTAGTATTTACAACACCTCTCGCTTTAAATCCAGGCACACCACCAACTTGATTTACAGTGCTAGGTACACATTGCAATCTATTGAATAGAGTGTTCTGGTTAGAAATAATTGGGAAATAGTTTGAAACACTATAAGGGAGTTCACTACCTGCAAATGATTTTCCAGTAGTAACCTTTGCGAACCAATCTATATTAGTACCAGGAATAACCAATTCTTGAACAGAAAACTGAGCAAGGTTCATCAAACGATTTCCAGTTGCAAATATAGAGTTTCCACCAGCACGCCCTGTTGAAGTTGCACCTGTAACAGTTTCAACTTCATAGTACTCTTTTTCAACTCGTGTGATAGTATGTTCTTTGTTCAGTTCGTTCAAAGGTATACCATTCATGAAAGTTGTGGCAGTCGGTTGAACACCAGATACGACAACTTTTGAGTTTACAAACAAACCATGATTCTTATGTGTTATTCTAACTGTATTTGAACCGCTAGTTGTTAACAAGGAATCATTACCTAATTTAGTTGACTGTAAATCAGTATTTTCCATATAAACTTCACCCGAAGTTTCAAAGTCAGCACGATTTAAGTTAAACTTTAGATCTTTCTCCTGCTCCGGTGTCCATGTAGAAGCATTCTGAGACTTAAAGAACACGCCCATGTATGGTTGTTTTGAAATTCTGTATGTTGGATTAGTAACGTCAAAACCACCCATTTCGCCTACCCATGCTCTTGGCTTGTCCGACATAGATATAATCACAATAGCATACTCAACACCTTGCTGCAGGTGTACTGGAGCTTCGAATGTGAATCTAGTCGCAACTGAAGCGTCTTCGGAAACATCATCGCTAGTAAGTGTGCGAGTGACCCTAGAGAATGGGATGATACGTGAAGTAGGTAGACCGACTTCGGTAGGAACCAAGTGAACTGTCACTGGAATATTCTCATCAAAGTGTGAGAAGAATAAGTCGATCGAAGTTGCAAAGATACCACCCGGCTCGTCAACCATAATAGTTTGCGCGAGCGGATCACGCCATGTTACTCTAACAGAAGTACTTGTTCTACTAGTAGTAGATGTCAACACTCGCGCATCGTTCAGATTAGACCTCTCGATTCTAGGAACTCGTGTAGAAAGGATAACGTTTTCTTTAGACTCTAATAAACCAGAGGCTTCATATATCGCTTCTGCTGTAGTAGTTGTATTTGAAACTATATTATCAGCACTATCTGTCAAACGGAATACCCGTTGTCCAGTTTTAAATCTAATAGATTCGTTATTTGGTATAATGAAGAAACCTGTTATAGAACCAGTAGAGTCAGTTTCTAAGTCTGTCTTAGTTGCAACATCACCTGGCCAAGTGTAAAATCCATTAAAAGTGTGACCAGAAGTGTACTGTGGATTTGCCTCAACAAAGTCGTTGAATGTAAAGAACTCATCAGTCGTTGTTGCATAGTTAGTGATATCTTTGCCATCAAAGTAAGCGTATATCTTGGTGTCTGGTTTCATGCGTTCTGCTTTGAAGGAAACAATCCTAGAACGAATAAAAGGAATAAAGTTAACCTCAACAACACGATCCCCCAATGAAGTAGTAACAGTGTCAGGAACAACTTCTGTTCTCAGTCCTGTTCTAGATTGGTTTGTTTGTGTAGTTGATGTAGTAGTGACAGAAGTAGTGATACCTCTAGTGGAAGAAGTCGTGTTACTTGCAGTAACACCACTCCAGTTTACTTGCCATTCGTTCCATACTGTACCAGCTACACCAGTTGCATCAGCAAGGTCTTTGAATGAATCGTAAATACCTTCTTGGTCAATAACAACTTCAGGTCTGCTATCGGTATCTTTCCAGTTATCAGACTCTGGCGACAATGTAATTTCACCATCCCATGAGAATATATTATATGGATTAACAAACTCAGAGTAGGAAGCATATGGTTGACTAATGTACGAAACTTCATCGTAGTCTAGTGTCAACAATGGACCCGTTAGGCGCATACCAGTTGTGTTGATAGAATCTAATTTTAATCTAACTTCAGTTTCAGTAAACTGTGGTCGCAAAGTTCCTGTAGATTTATCAATGGAAACTGAGTAATCTGGGTGCGATGGGTTTCCCACGTTGTGCCCATAGAAACTATCTACGATGAAGCCATTCTTAAATGACCCAGATGATACTTGGTAGTCAGCAGTTTCTTTTTCAAGTAAAGACAAACTAGTGTAGTATTCTAGGTTTTTAACTCTTCGTTCGATCTTACCGATGTCGCGCATTGTGTATCGCTTGTTATCGATCATCTTAGGCAATATCGAATCAACTCCGAAGGTGTACGCACCTACGAATAATTCATACAATATCATAGAATCTTGCACTTCACGTGCAGACTCAGGATTTAGTGCAGGAACGCCTTCTGAAATACCGAATTTACCGTACTTATCGACATACACCTTGTCTGAACGATTTAAGTAATATGTAATATCAGACTTAATTAAAGATCCAGGTTTTACAATGTCAACTGAAGAAGACGCAGTTCCACTGAAGTTCTCTCCAGTGTTATTTTTAGTCGGTCTAAAGTCAATTGCATCACGCAATTGGATCAACCCTTTTGATGAGTTAAACGAAGGGATATTTTCGTATGCAGTATTTGTGTACGAATCAACTGAGAAGTAATCTCCGCTGCTGTGTTGATAATAATCAAGAACAATTTCTAGATCACCAGATGGAGCAATAGAACCAGACTTTAGGCGGATTCTGCCAATATCGTAAAAGTTATCACGTTGGCCGTTCTCAACTTCATACCTATCAGTTATGTCAAGGTAACTATCCCCTAGTGGGATAGAATTATCCTTAATACTCTTTACAGCAAATACATCAGTGACACTAAGGCTATCATATCCGCCAGGAGTTGTATTTGGACTAGTTACATTAATCTCATGGTTACTCACTAAGTTCTTAGTTTTTCTCGTAAGATTCTTTTCAATTGGATACTGAATGTTCACGTTACCAGTAGTGATAACACCAGAGTCGAAAGTCACGGTTGCAGTAGAAACGCCAGTTGAGTTGTTGTAATCTAAAGAAACATTTGTGATAGGAGCTTTAACACCAGTAGTTGTGATTGTAGCCAACCAATCTGCCGAGCTGTTTGGTAAATGTACACCATCAGTCGCAGTTATACTTGCAGTGCTAGAGCTAACTGCTACGTTATATGTACTGCGTTTTGAAGTGTATATAGTATCGTTCTGGCCGCCAGCCAACAAACTTTGTACAGTATTGAATGGTAGTTGATAAACCAAAGAGTTTTTATCAGTTTCGTACAACTTAGCACCGAATACTGTATCAAAAGTTGCTTGGAACTGTGCGCCACCAGTAATAGTTTGAGCAATTTCCGCAACATCGTCAAAATTCTTATTCGGGTTCATATCAACGTCAAATAAATATAATTTGTACATTGTACCAGAACTAAATTCAAATGACCTTGCACGAGCTGTACCGATAACAGAATCACCAGAATCTAATAAATTCAGTGTTTTAAATGTATCTACATCAGGAAGCGACTGTACTAGGTTTACATATACATAGTTTCCTAGGTTTGCTACGATAGATGCATTATTAAAGAATGCTGTCTCTCTAGACTTTAATAGGTCAATGTATTTTACATCTTCCAGTTCAATACGATATCCGTTAACATATGCAACTGACTTTTCCAAGCCAATTGCTAGTCTATTCTGACCATATGCAATGACTTGATTATCAGTTTCAGAAATCAAATTATACATGTCACGCAACTGAAGAATTGTGAGTAGCCCGTTGTTAGAACCATCATTGTACAATTCACGCATGTTCAATAGGAAAGGACGAAGTGCGTAGTTACCAGACTCTTCGTATGTTCTTTGTGCAAGGGTATTGCCTAATTCAGAGTATACCGTCCTGGCTCTTTCTTTAACAGCACCTGATTGAATTAACATCAACTGAATAAAGTTATTATCACGAACTTCATCAAAGTTAAATGGTTGTGTCTTTAATACTAATTCAATTTGATATCTGTGTGCACCCGGCGCTGCTTCGTTAGGACTGCCCAGCGCATTGTCACCTAAAGATGCATCTTCAGCAATGGTTACAACTCGCTCGAAAATTTCGTAAACAATACGAGTACTCGGGGTTGACGAGTACTTAGATAACACCAAAGTGTCTGAAGGAGTATATACAAAATTTCCGTTTACGAAGAATACCGCTGTATCGATAGAAAACAGAGTTCCCTTGCCAACCGGAGTCTCAGCACTAGTTTTAATTTTACCTTTGCGTTGAACACTTGCGTTGGAAACAATTTCTTCTAAAGCAGAAAATGTCTTAGTTACTTTGTCAGTACCAGAGTTTATGTACTTGAGGTATAGAGTTACCGAATCACTATCCTCGGAAGGTATTGTATAGATAACCTTGGCTTTAATTCCAGTGGTAGAACCAGTTATCTCCGTGTCCAAGAACTCTTCATAGTAGTTGTCCGTGATTAGAGTTGCACCGCCTGATGCAGGAATAAACGAAGACTCTAACTTGATGTAGTCAGTATCTGTCTCTATTGACATATTACCACCCAAGACAGGAGAACCTTCTTGGAATGTATGTCTGCCATGGCGGTCAATCTGTGCCTGTAGAGCAGTTTGCATCTGAGTGAGTTCTCGCGCCTGGACAGAATGTCCAGGCCTAAAGAGGATTCTTACATAATTTTTACTCTCGTCAAAATCATCATAGTATGGTGGATTATTGTAAAACTTTAATGACATATTAGTCCCTCTTTAGAATTCGATAATTATTTTAACATCTTCGATTTGAGATGCAGATCTATTGATAGGTTCTCTATTCTCTAGGAATAATACCTCCCCACTTTGTGGAGTGTATTCTGGTCCAACGATACCATTAGATCCCAATATAGTTCCCGAGCCAGAATTTGAACCAGTTATATTTTCGCCCGGCTGAAATGTTCCATATCCTGTTTTATTGTTCTGGTGGAATTTGATAATTAGTTCACCTGCATCAAAACTATCAACATATCCAATCGCATCTGAAGTAGTACCTGTTATATAGTCACCCACAACAAATCCTGTTCCTGCAGATAAGTGTAACTCGTACAATGCGCTAAATGTAGTCGCAGTGTTTATATCACCAGCGACGTTTAATGGATTCTTGATCAAACCAATTTGCCTAAACTCATTGTTTACGATGAAGTCACCTGATCCATCTTCGTACTCTAGTCGAACATTAATTCCAATAAAGTATCCTCCAAGCTCGGCAACTGGATCTGCGCCGTGACCTTTGCCAGGAGACATGATAGGATATGCAGCAGCACCAGTTCCACCACCATTGGAAAATACTATTTTTGCGATCGTGTATGCAGAACCAGAGTTTGTAATCGTGATACCAGTAACTCCACCACCTGTAATAGTTGCAGTTGCAGTTGCGCCATATCCATCACCAACAATGGTAACTGTAGGTGCAACGGTATAACCAGAACCTCCTGTCTGAACCTTAGCATTATATATCTTACCTCCAATAGTTGCAATTGCAGACTCTTGGTTTAAGTATTGTGCTCTGTCAGATTCAGAAAGATCATCTACATCACCAGAAGCTGGTAACAGAACTGTCTTGACTGGGGAGTAGAAATTTGTTAGAAACTTTTCAGAATCGGTAACTCCAAGCGTGAACATATACTTCCAAGTGTATCCATCACCAACCACTGTAGGAGTAATTTCAGTTAATGTTGGTTTAACAGTTGAAGCACCAGGGCCAACTTTAATACACTTGAATACTTTACGCTCATCAGTGATAACATAAAATGCCTTAGTAAAAATATCTGGGTCTTGGTCATCCCATGCGACATAAGAATTACCTGAGGTCCAATCAAACCGTGGCATTACATGACTTATGTTCGAAGAATTGATAATCTTCGCAGCGGCCATGTTCTTGTAAGTTTCTACAACATCTTTTCGATTATCTAATGGTGTAGGAGGATATGTATCCTGTAATTCTGATATAGAAGAAGACCACGGATCAGATTTACCAATGAATACATATACACTATTATCAGTGTCTGATATATCTTGTCTAAAATTTTCAGCGTTTGTTACGCGAAAACGATTTGTTACGATTGCTGCCATTTAATAATACCTCTTATGTGGACGCTGGTGGCTGAATAGAACTTGTAGTATTCGACCTATTTATTGAATTATTTATACCGTCTTGAATGGTTATATTCTCGAACGCATATATTGGTGTCTCATCAAAGAACTTCAGGAATACTGAATATTCTTTTCTCTTACGCGCTTCTAGTTGCTCGGTGTAGTTAATATGTAGGAGTATCGTAATTAGAGACTCCATAATTTCTACTGGAACAGAATCTGCTATCATAGAAACTATCAAAGGTATGTCTTCGGCAGAGATTAATCCAGGTTGATTCGCTGGCATCTTTGATTGCTGATCTATTGCAAGCAACAATAGGAAAATTTCGCCGAAGAAAATAAATCCGCTTGGGTGTTGCAATTTATTAAAAGCATCTCGCCATACATCAACGTTGTTACCTGTTCTAATAACATAAGAGAACTTTTGATAGAAATATGAATCCTGTAGTTTCTTTCTATCTGATAAGAACCCATCATTATCAATGTATCTACCTTCTAGTGCGCTCCAATTACCTGAAGAAGGGATAAGCATATCATCTTTTGGATAATATATCTCAACTTCATCTTCTAATAAAATATTAAAAAATGTCTCGATTGATTCTGTAGAACCTCTAATATTATAGTACTTAACTAGGTTCTTATATAATTTGACCTTATCTGACTGTAGGTTTCTTGGTATAGTAGCAGCAATCTGACGCTGAATATTATCCAAATAATGCTCAGAAGTGTCGATATCACGCTCTTCAGAAATATTATTTATTTCATACGATGGGTTAAACCCCTTGTTCATGAACTTATAGTAATCTTCAAGTAGTCCAATGAGTTTTGATGAATTCTCTCGCAAGTCCTCAGGAAGTAAGGATTCTACTCTAATAGACTCCTTAGTTTTTCTTTTAGAGCTCGCAGTCGCTTCTATAGATGCCATAATAATTACTTGTGTCTCGAAGTTGTGGTATAGTTAACCGTACCAGATGATCCAGAAACTGCAATAGTATCAATCTCACCAGAGAAGAAACTATCCACCATAGAAATAGACAACAATTGGTTTCTCTTAGGAGCTAGGTCATTCGAGTTAGGAATGAGAGTTAACTTAATTTGATCAGTTGTATCAGGCTTAAAATTATTAATCACAACTCTACCTGTAGTAGTATATATCATACCTGCATCTGCAATTACGATTGTGCGTTTACCGTCAACGAGTTTGTACATGATCATTTGTCTATTGTTAGATTCTGAAATAGCAACATCTGAGAAGTAATGGTATATACCATTGATTAAGAACCCATTAGACTCCATAACTGGTTCGTTAGATGTTGTAGTGTATATTGGAGAAGCAAATGAAAGATCGTAAAAGTTCATCGCAGTGTTTGAAGGTGTAATAACCTTAAACATATAGACACGGGCATATGAGTTTAGAATAGATGGGTCTGCAGAGTCAATATTTCTTAGAAGTTTAGAATATCTAAAAACCCCATCAAACCTCTTTAATTCATTGTCATTATAAGCTTCGACAATGTTTGCGATTAAAGAACTTAGTTCAGCGAGTTTTCTATCCGTTAAGTTGGGGTTGTACTTAAAGAAAGTTTCTAACTTGATATAAGTGTACTCTGGATCAACCATAACTGGAGTTATAGAAATAACATTTTTACCAGATAAGATATTGTCTACAATGAAGTCTTTCTCAACTGCATTAAGTACTTCTCCAGTCTTGGGTTTAATTGCGATGTACACCTTACCGTAGTCTGGGGGACTAGCATCTTCTCCGCCCCACACTGAGATGGCATCAATATCACCATATTCTCTTTGAATAATTGATTTATAGTCGTCAGCAGTTACTGCCCGATTTTGTGTGATATATGTCAGTGGAGAGTTAAACCTAATAGACTCAATTGATTCTCTGGCGCTGCCTCCCGCTGATGCAGAAATAGTTTCTAGTTCAATGTCACTATTACCACCAATTTCAGAAACGATGTTAAAGTTTCTTGCTCCATTTGATGCTTCGCCAGAAGTATATACGTACTGAACTTCTACAATATTATTTGAACTCGGTTTGCTACCGATGATCCCGTCACCAAAATAAATTTCATACTTGGCTGCAGAATTTTCTTGAATAAAGTATACATTGGAATTAGAACCTATATTTACTAGAGATGAAAATTTTGTGTATATTTGATATGCAGTAGAGTTATCATTTGCTTTGATCCTAACACGCATTGTCGAAGTGTCTACATCTTCGTCAGTAATCTCAAACTTCTGAGCTTCGTCATATTCGTCAATTCGGTATGTTATAGTTTTTAATATACCCTGTTTGATAGCGACATTTTCAAACCTGTACGTATTTGTAGAAACTTTGTAATACGATGTTTGTGAATCTACAACTACAAACGGAAATTCTTCACCATCAATCACACTGATAAATTTAGTACCACGCTCTAGCGTAATAGAAGAGGGAGGGGGTGTTCCTACTGGGTTATCAACGGTAATGTTCAACCTAGCAGTAGAAGCAGTAGTTGACCTAGGAACATATCCCAACAACTTACCATGTGATACTACATTACCACGGATCTGAGCAGAATCTAAAAACGCTTCGTTCAACGCAAAGTGCGCAGTCATCGCGTTATAATGTGTATTATATGCAAGGATGTCTAACAGTATAGATAATCCAGAACCTTCAAAATCATAGTCGTTATATTTCGACTGAGCCCTTAGATAATCTTTTAAGTTAGATTTTATTAAGTCAAAATCTAATTCTGTTACATTTAAGTTGACTGCCATGTTATCTGGTTCTCTCTAAAAATATTTGAATATCGGATTCTGTATTAACTGATATAACATTAAACGCAATTGTTATATTATATCCGTTGTTGTTTGAATCGTCTTGCACTATAACATTAACTTCACTTACTCTAGGTTCGTAAGTATCTATAACTTCTATTATATAAGTTCTGATAAGGTACATTGTGTGCGAATCAGAGTTTTCAAATAACAATTGCTTTAGACCAGAACTTAACTCTGGGTTAAATAGTCGTTCATATCTATTCGTCATAACTAGGTTCTTAACCGAATTACGAACAGCATCAACGTCTGTTAAAGGAATGATATCCTTTTTATTAGGGTGTGGTATCAAAGATAAGTCTAAGTCTGCGTATTGTTTACCTCTAGAAACAATTGCTGATCTCTGTCCTGATACGTTAAAGTCTGATAGTATTTCTGTGCTCATACTATTATTTATATGTTATATTGTAGCTACTACCCTGCTGGACCAATGAATATTATACACTATTTTTGGAATATTGGCAAGGTTTAATTTGCAAACACATTAGGAGACCCAGCAGTGATAGCACCTCCGTCGGTGGAGTCACCAACTCTTGCAGTAGGAATACCATTGGTAAAGACATTAGGAGACCCCACGTTGATTACAGCGCCGTGGGGTACGCATACACTACCCGCAAGGATCGTATGCGGCGCTGTAGGGTCTCCTTGACGCTCTACTCCGATCCCATTAGCAAACACATTCCCCGAACCACCTATCACCGTAGTGGTGGCATCACATCCATGTCCTGTTGTGGTAGGATCACCTATTCTTGCTACTGCTGGCATTGTATTATATAGTTATGCATAATATAATGTAATTCCAGGTTTGTATTTAGGAGATACCTTTGGATAATATGTTAAAGAACGATTGCGTTGAGAAGTATTCTGAATTACGCGATTTCTATCGTAACTTAAATGTAACCAGATAGAGTTACCATGTTCAAATATAAGCTGATCAAATGTGACATTTGATTTAATCCATTGCGCACGAGCAAGATATTCTTTATTACTAATACCTGCCCATTGTATGTCAACTGCCATACCGCGTTCATGTTGACTAGTTCCGCCTGTGGATGTTCTGAATCCAGAATTAATTCTAAACCCTGGATACTTTGCATTAACTTTTTCTAACACATTCTCGGATAATGCTTTCATGTTACACACAATGTCTACTACAGATAATCCGTGTTGAGCAACTACTTTGTGTTTAAATAGAGCATTTGTAGAAATTGCACTGACGGTAAAGTTAGAAGATAACTTGAAATTATCTAATGCATCTCCACTAATATCATCAGGGACACCTTCACAAGAAGTAATTTCAACTGGTTTGTTTATAACTTCTGGAGTTGTGTCTCTTATTATCGTTAGTGGTTGTGGAATATCTTTAGAAACCAGCCTTTCAGCTACAGTTTCTTCGAAGTCATCATCGAATGCCGCGTTAGAACCGGCAAGAGCTAATATTAATCGTTGTGCTTCTGGAGAGAATGGGTTTGCTGCGTCGGTATTCATATTAATAGTAGAAGCAGATTCCGAGTAACCACCTGCTGCGTCAAATGATATATTACCACCACATTTGAATGACATATTCCCCGCTGAAAATATATCTAGTTCACCGCGCACATACCAATCAACATCAGAGTCTACAATTAAATTGACTTTACCCTGTACATGACACTGGTCATCTGCAAGAATAACATCATACTTATTAAGTTGTCGATGGACTACATCACCATTAGGGTGCATCTCTGTAAATGACCCAGACTTGTGTACGACACGAATTCGTTCCGCGCCTGGAGTATCATCCAATTCTATCTTATGACCAGACTCGGTTTCAATAACCTTGTTCATAGGATACTGTGCTGCGTATGGAGAAGCAGGCTCTCCGATAGAAACATCTGCGGTATATGCCACCGTATTCTGTCCACGAGCGAGTTTATTCACATCAGGTTCGTTTGCATACTTTGGAAACACCCCATTTGGGTCGGTAAATCCCCGACTGCTAGGGTTCTTCTGTACTGGGTATCCTAATATAGACCCTAGTATGATAGGGTCTTGTGCTGATGGGCCGTCACGGAAGAAACCAACAACCCATGACCCCTCAACTAACCCGTGTGGTGATGAACCAATACCAGAAACTCCAGAAGAAGTATTCGGCATCAATACCGTCGCCCATGGAAGTGATTCTGTAGGGATCAAACCCTTTGAGTCTGTGTGAAAACCAAAGCAACGGACTCTCGCCCTACCCATCTGTTCTGGGTCTTTTCTGTCCTCGATTACTCCGGTGAACCAAGTAAATTGTCCACCGATATATTGGTCTGCTGAAAATGATGACATACTGTATTAATCCGCTGAGTCTAAATTATAATTACTAAAGTCGCGTTTGATATTCAATTCGCAAATGTATTTATTGCTAAAAGTATGACTAACACTTGTGATCAAATAATCCCCAGATATCATCATGTCGTTGATATGTGATTTCTTAGAATCTTTTTCTTTAATTTTTTTATACACTTGTGGATCAATTGACTTAGGGGCTTGAATAGAAATTTTACTACCAGCTGACAACTCTAAATCACCATTTAGTGTAATAGTATGTTTAATACTGTCTAAGTTCTCAAGCATAGATTGATGATGCGCGACCGAGTATACTGAAGGTTGATGGTAGTTGCCATATTGGTTGCCCATTGCCATAGAGTTTTCGTTGATGAATATATTCAAAGAGTCGTGTAAAAGGTTCAAGGGCTGATCTTTAACTTTAAACTCTTTCGATATCAATTGATTTGACATACTACCGTTAGAAACTTTGGGGGTGTTTCTAAATTGTGAAGAATAGTCAAATGGTACTTCGTAGTATTTTTTAGTCGAAATATCAATAACTTTTGTCAGAGAAGAATATGCACCTCTGTTAGATTGAATATATTTGGAACTGTTTAAGTTACTTGCCATGTTAAGTATTTTATACTTCTGCTCACCAAAACCTTCGACTGTATATGGGTTATCCTCTTGCATAAAAGAAAACTTATATGTACCCAAACTAATTTGCTCTGTTAATTTTTCATAAGCAACTATTTTAAACCCATCCATAGTATCATATGCAAATATGGGCGCGCCAGAGTCAGAATATGCATGACGCAATAACCAACTCATTGCAGTGAACGGTTTCATATTAGGAATTATCAACTTAACATTACCCTTACTAGGAGCAGTATTTTCGACAACTCCGTTGTAGTCAAGATCTCCCGAAACTATGCGTTGTAGCTGCTTGCTTAATGACCCAGAAAACGCTCTTGAAATATTTGTAACATGATTAGCGAACGCATGCCGTGCCACGCAAGATAAAGTATAACCTTGTATTGCGTCTTTTATCTTACCATAGACAGGAATCTCTGCGACGTAGAAAGAAAGTTTAACCTTAACAGTTTCTTTCTTACCCTTATCGCGTTTCTGTATAATAATATCTATCTTCTCTTGCCCAGAAATTCGTATTTCTTCAAACAAGTTTACCGTGTCTCTTATATCTAAAGAAGCGGTTAACGCAAATGAATATATGCTCTCAACGATAGTAGTCTTAGTCACTAGTGCTTTAATATCAAACTGTTTACCATAGCAGTTTGTGATTAAAATTTCTGATATAGTAAACGAGGAAGGTATAACACCTTCTGCACTGTTCCCGTTCTTTAAACCTGAATTTATCATCTGTTAAGCAATTCTTGATATCTATCAGCAAATTCGAAAATGAACTCTTCACGAATAACCCGTATCTTTGACCGTTGATTATTTAATTCTTCTTCAAATTCTCTGTTTGTTATTAGGTTCAGCTGTTGTGGTGGAGTACCTCCTGATATATGTATAGAACTATTTACAATTCTACCTTTATCATCTTCATAATGGCGCGGTGCAAGTTGTCTATCATAAACTTCGTATGATTCTATACTGTCTTCCGTGGAGTTTCCTCGTATAAGTTCTTCTTTTCTGAATACACCTTGAACATCACGAATCACAAGTTGTTGCGAAGTTGCATCCTTGCTTTCTATAAAACCAGTAGCGCCGCTTAGGAATCCCACGACCTGCTCCCCTATTCTGAATTTACCTGCAACTGAATTCTCAATCGATTGTAATAACCCATCGCCATCATAGTTATATTGAGGCCTGCATGTTATAACAATTCCAGAATATTCTTCGTCAATGAATTTATTAAACTCATCAGAAGACAATGGCCATGCACTAATACCATTTCTCAGATGTTCGTTGACCAGAAAAAATGTCCAGTAATATTCTGGTGTATTGTATAACTTTTGTGAAACTACATCAGGTCTATCACCTTCTTGTACTTCATAAAAACTATATGCACCTAGTTCGTCCTTAAAATCCTTTGCGGGTTGTACAAACCTGAAGATGTCAATAACTTTACTTTGAACTCCATTACCGAAATAGTCGTAATTAACCTTTGGAAAATTTCTGAAGAAAGACATTATATACCACCCTTATTAGATTCTACACTATTTTGTAATCTTATAATATCATCTCTAGTGAGAGCTTTGGTTTCTTGGAAGGTTAGAGACAAAGAAACATCCAGAGGAGCGCCATCATCATAGTAACTATTACCAATCGTATTGTATGCAGTACTAATATTCATCAAGAAACAATTATCAATTGCCCCGTAATATCTGTTTCGCTCGCCGTTTTTGTCTAAAACATGAATCATGAATTCTGGAGGATATGATAATATAACTTGATTTCCCTTAGGATATGCATTTAATCGCAAACGTTCGATTATATTCCTGATCATCAGAGATTCTTCCTCTGAAATGGATACGAACTTAAACTCGAATGAAAATGACCTAACATTGGTTCCGCTAAATGTTGTTACTTGGTTAGGATTCAACAGTGATCTTTTATTATACATAACTGCATCCGCAATAGACTTTGCAGTGCTTCCCGCAAGCCCAGCAGAATTTGCAATCTGTGTCAATGCTGCCGCTGTAGTAGTTGAACTTTGTCCACTCAGATTATTTTTCATGTTATCAATGGTTTTGCTGCCTACATCTAACATACTTGCCCCGCTGCCAAGTCCGCTCATTGCATCTTGTGCCGCTGCGCCAACTTGATTTAAGTTAGTACTGCTGTATGAAATTCCATCTTGTATCGGCAATCCTTGTGGAATAGGTAGTATCAGTTCCATAGGGTATTCACTTCTCCGATCCAATACGATGATGCTAATCCTTGGGTGAGACCGTATGGTTCCTATTGGGAATTCATAAGATGCTTTACTCTTTTTCTTATAATCCGCTATTTTATTTGACATGAATTTCTCTTATAAATATTACTAAGTGAACAACCTTATTAAGTATTTATATGGCATATTCGGGTAGATATCCAGTTAAAAATCCTGGAAAATATGAAGGTGATTATACAAAGGTGTATTACCGCTCTCTTTGGGAACTACAAGTTTTCAAGTGGTGCGAGTCTAACGAACAAGTAATAAAGTGGAACTCTGAAGAAACCGTAATACCCTATAGATGTAAGACTGATAACAAGATTCATAGATATTTTGTAGATGTTAAGGTTAAACTTACCAATGGGACTACTTACTTAATAGAGATAAAACCTAAAAAAGAAACTACTCCGCCAAAGCAACCTTCTAAGAAAACAAAGAAGTATATTACTGAGGTTATGACATATGTCAAGAATCAATCTAAGTGGGATGCTGCTGAAGAATATTGTATGACCAGAGGGTGGAAGTTTGTTGTGTGGACAGAAGATACCTTAAGAGGTATGGGAATAAAAATACTAGGAAAATAAATTGGCATCATTATTTAACAAATTAGAGCAAGAGGCATTCAGGTCTGGTATCCAAGCTAGAACTGATGACGCGCGAGTATGGTTTAAGAACAAAGTTAAAGAACTTGGTCAGGTTAATAGAACTCAACTACTGCAAGACGAAGCACTCATAAGGAAGAGCCGTGCTGTGTGGGGTAATATGTACATGTATTTCTATGACCCAAAACACAGAGAAAAATTGCCATACTACGATATGTTTCCGTTAACAATTATGGTCGACAAAGCTCCAGGAGGTTTCTACGGACTGAATCTCCATTACCTAAAACCAACAACTCGTGCAGCATTTCTGGATAAATTAGGTGATACACTAACCAACACAAAATTCGATGATACAACTAGGTTCAGGATGCGATACGACTTATTAAGTTCTGTTAGAAAGTATAGAGAGTTCCAACCTTGTTTTAAACATTACTTAACAAGTCAGATAGATTCTAAGATAGTAATGGTACAACCACCTGAGTGGGAAATTGCTATCTTCCTACCTACAGAACAGTTTGCTAAGGCTAATAAACGAGATGTCTGGAAAGACTCTACGAAACAAATAAGAGGAAACTAATATGTCAATATTGGGAAGTGGGATCGATGATCTTAAAGGCGTGTTTAATAAAAGGCAAGGTATTGCGCAAACAAATAGGTTTGCTGTTTTCATGCAACCTCCTCAAGGGAGTTTATTAAACCTTGACGCTGGTGCATTAATAACTGGTGCATTGAGTGGTAACCTGAGTCTAGGTGCATTTATTAACGACCCTCGAGATATCTCCCTACTGTGTGAAAGTTGCACTCTACCAGGAAGAGGAATCGTAACTACAGAATACCAAAACGTTAAACAGTCTATTAAGATACCATACTCTTTCATCAATGAGGATATTACCTTTACATACATTTTGACTGGTGATTATTATATGCGCAAGATATTTGATAAGTGGTTGGGTCTTGCATTCGATACAACCAACTACACGATGCGTTACAAAGATAGTTATACAACTGATGTTAGAATTGCTCAACTAAACAAACAGAACATACCTATATACACCGTTAAACTTGAAAAAGCGTATCCAATTAATATAAATGCTGTATCATTAGATAATACTGCGGAGAATTCCGTACAGAAAGTTACTGTCACCATGACCTATGAAAACTTTGAAGTTGAAAGTCTTGTTGACTCTGTTACTGGTGTGCTTGGTGGAATCGGAAAAACTATCGGAGCAACTACTAGTCAAATCAAGTCTCTTATAGGATAACGATATAAATACTATTGATTGAATTACATAACCCATTGGAGAAAATATAATGGCATTACCAATTATTGAAACGCCGAAGTACTCGGTAAAAATCCCTTCTACTGGAGAGTCTGTAGTATACAGACCTTACCTAGTTAAAGAAGAAAAAGTGTTGATGATCGCTATGGAAAGCGAGAACCAAGAACAAATTTTACGCGCTGTGCAAGATGTCATAGAAGCATGTACCTTTGGTAAAATTGATATTAAAAAACTTGCTACATTCGACCTTGAATATATTTTCTTAAAATTAAGAGCAAAGTCGGTCGGTGAGGTTTCTAAAATCGGTTTGAAGTGTTCCAATTGTTCTACAAGTAATGAGTATGAACTTAATCTAGATACACTAGAAGTTACTGCTGGTGATGTAAACAGTAAGATTATGTTAACAGACAAAGTTGG